GCTCGTAACCGCCGAGGGTCGGACCGGTCCGAGCGAGACGCCATACGAGCGGCCTGCCCCTCAGCCTGGATAGTATCCGCGAGCTGTGGCGATTGATCACGCAGCCGCCGGACGTAGTAGCGGGGGACGGCGACCTTCTGGCCGTCATGAACCAGATAGCCACACCTCAAATCCTCCTGAAAACGCGAGAGCCATTGAGCCCCGATGCCAGGGTGAGTAGACACCCGAAGGAAAGGAGCAGGACGCTCAACACCATCCGCGTCCGCATCTATACGACCGATCTTCTTCAGCGTGTATTGCGCGACGTAATTCGCACGCGCAGGAGTGAAGGACGAAAGACGGTTCGAGCCTAGGGGCCAGAGTCGAGAGAGCGTGGGAGACTCCCGGAGGTCGTCCCCGACTTGATAGGCATCGGGGAAATCTGCGTTGAACAGGACGGCGTGATAATGGGGCCGCTCAGTTCGGTCCCCGTACTCGCCGCACGCGAGATAGCGGATACCAGAGCGGCGATCGCCGTCAACAGAGCTGCGATGGCGGTCAGCATGGGTGCGAAGCCGTTTGAGGAAGTCTTGGAGGTCCTTCGGGACCAAGTGACCCCCGAAGGGAAGATGGGCATCGTCGTAGGTCAGGGTGACAAAGCAGTTGCGAGGCCACTGTGAGGCCTCGTGAACACAGCGCCGAGCCCAGGTAGCGGCGCGGTCGGACTTGCAGCCGACACACCCGCCGCAGGGCAACGTCAAATTCGCCGTGCCGAGCGGAGGCATGAGACGGACAGGTCCACCGGCACGATCCTGGTAAGCCGGGATCGGCCAGTAGCAGGGCATCAGAGACGCCACCCACCACGACGGGCGGCGATGTTCTCACGCCGAGTCTTGCTTGCACCACGGTTGAACGACTTGGCCGATTTCCGCTTGGAAACGGGGACCCGCTTCATAGGTGCCTCGGGGGTAGGGGTTAGAAGACACCATAAAGTGTGTCTTTGGGCACAGTAGTGTCAAGTAATGAACTGTGCCCAGCCCCCCCAAAACAGCCGACCCCCCCCTTCCGGGGGGGGGCCGGAAACGGGCCTAGAAGGCCCGTACAGCCTACTTCCCGGCCGGCGGGGAAGGAGAACCCTCCGGATTCACGATCCGCACGGAGACGGGCTCCGGGGCCACGGGAACAGGGCCCCTAGACAGGATGCCGAGCTTCACGGCCTCCTCCCGATTCTCCGGGTCGTTCACGAACCGCCAGAGTTCGGCGGGGTCGTTGTGGAACCGATACCGAATCTTCGGATCCAGTTCCATGAACCGCTCGCGCGCATTCCGGGCGATATCCAGCACATCCCGGAGCTCCGGCAGCTGACCGGCAGCGCCGTAGTAGCCAGGGTCCACCGGCGGGACCCGCTCAGCCAGGCCGTCCACGCCGAACCGCTTGGCGAGGACATTGATGTCGCACTCATCCTTGAAGTGCTGTTGCGTAAGGCTTTCATCCAAACACCGGATGGAGGCAGCCTCCGAGATAGCCGCCTCCTCCTCCGGAGCGAACAGGTAATCGTTCTGGGTGCGGAGCACCACGGGCTTACGAGCCATCAGAACCCCCATGACGTTGAACGTGAATCAGAGTGGGACTCGCCAGCTGAGGAACCACCATCGCGATCCCAGGAAGAATTGTTGTAGCCGCCACCAATGGACTCGGAGCGGGACCACCGGAAGCCACCGATGACACCACGAACGCCCTGAGCATCGTTGAGATAGGGGCGGAAGTAGCGACCCCACCACGTACGATCAGAAGCCGCTCGATTCCGAGCAGCCGGGATATCGAGCGAGCGAAGATAGGTATCCTGGCGAATCTGCGCAGCACGGTTCAGAACCTCCGCCGCCTGATTGCGGCTCAAGTCCACGCCGATCTCTTCCATCTGACGACGAAACGCGAGAACCGTCTCGTTGTAGCGCCACGCCTGGGCGTCCACCATCCCACGAGCATGGGTCGCCACAGCGGACGAGGAGTACATACCAGATTGCGCCTGCATGTTGGACAGCTTCTCAGCGCGCAACGCGTTCTCAGTGGCAGTCTCAGCCTGCGTCTTCGCAGTCTGCGCCTGCACATTGGCGACCTGAGCTTTGACGAGCTTCACCGCATTGTACGCCTGAGCAGACGCCGCCGCCGACGACGTAAAAGCCGCGCCAAGGTTCTCAACGTTGGCGTTGGCTCCCGAGGGCGTAGACGCACCGCCCTGCGAGTAAGCGAGCATCGGGTTAAGACCAGCAGCACGGAGATCCGCCACGGCCCTTTGATAGGCAGTGTTGGACATTCGCTCAGTGAAACGGCGATTGGTCCGGGCAATATCCTTGGCGGTATCATTGGACGACTGACCGCCAAGGAACCCGAGGGCGCCGCCCGCCAGGGCGACGCCTCCAGAGAGCGGGTCCATCAGAACCGGTCAAGACCGGGGACAGAGAACATCGGCAGCGGACGCGTCGAGGCGATATCGAACACCGAATCCAAGATCACCTGCGCATTGTCAGCAGCCGAGCCAGCAGCAAGCACACGCACGAACGGCGGGTTGTCCTCGATGAACGTGCTGTTGAGCGTGGGCTGGGCCGTAAACTTCTGGGCCGCGTGCCACGCCTCGAGCGTCCCGGCCGACGTGCTCTTCAGAAGGCCGGTGATGCGCGAAAGACGGGAACGGTACTCCCACCACCGTTCTTGATACCCGAAGACCGTCACGTCCGTAGCATCCGTGCCAGTGACGTAGAGTTCCTGATTCAAGATGGCTTGCTCGCCCAGGTTGGCGAACGCCGGGTGGTAGTGGTCGAGACGGGTGAGACGGGTCCACAGCTTCGGAAGACCCTGCTGGTAGGTCAGATCGGCGGTGACATGAACGAGGCCGATGATGTGACCGTGCTCCCGGGCATACAGCGAGAAATCATGCTGGTCCGCGAACGTCGCCGTCGCGGCCAGCGTGCCCAGGTACGTAGAGCCACCGGTGATGTTGGTGGCCGAGGACTGAGGAATGGCGGACGTCTGCACGTACGAACGACCGCCACCGATGTACTCGGGCCGCTGCAGCCGGAAATCCTCGGGGTCCACACCCCACTGATTGTACAGAATCTCCGCGTACCGAGTACCGCCACGAGCATCCATCTCCAGAAGACGCTGCGTAGCGATAGCGAGCCGCATGGCATTCAGAGTCATGCCGGCAGCCGTACCGAGGTCCGCGTAGATCAGAGGATTCGCGGAAGCCGCCGGCGCATCCGCACGGAAGACCACATTGGCGGAACCGCCAGCGTAGTAGGCAGCCCATCCCGAGATGGGAACAGACGGGGCCTCGTCACCCACAGGGGAACCGGTAGTCGGCGTGCCAGCATTCAGATACCCGATACCACGGACGGTAGCCTGACCGGTGATGGGAATGGGCGTCTCGACACCACCCTTCAGAGGCCAGGGCCGAGCCGACGTGAACGGATCATGGCGCTTCCGACGCCGGAAAAGCAGGTAGCTCGTGTACAGGTCGGGACCGTCACCGAGGGAAGGCATCTGCCCACCATCAATGTCCTGATCACGGAACCATTGGTGATAGATCAGCCGATAGGCGCGAAGAGGGAGAGCGCTGACAGTCACCGTCTGACCGGCAGTAATCTGCCCGACCGTAGGAAGGCCCAGGTAGTCGAAGACCGACGACACAGCGAAACCACCGGCAGGCGACACCATCTGGGGGGTCGTGTAGGCAATGGAATCACCGGGATTCGTCTGCTCGCCCATCATGCGAACCCAGTTGTCCCACACCAGACGGTTCGGCACGAAGAAGAAGAACGTCTCGAGCGTGACGTTATCCATCAGCGGATAAAGCAGCGTGGCCAGACGAGCGAAGATGGTCACACGGCCCTTATGCACGTCCCCGGGAAGGACTTCATCGAGGAAGAAGGGCACGAGATAGCCGCCGGAGAACGACGTCTTATGAGCATGGCGCGTGACGAAGGTAGACCGGGGCACCTCACTGCGAGGGACCATGGCGAACCGGTTATCACGCACCGGCGGGAGATTGCGATTGAGACTCACTTGGAGGCCTCACGAGCAGTAGCCCAGGACGAGCCCGTAGCCACGACACGGGGACAGGGCTGCCCATCCATGCCGAGTTCGGGGGTGATCACGCCGAGTTCGGAAATGGTACCGAGGCAGACCAGGTTGAAGTCTGCGGGATGCGACGAGAACCCGGTATTGGGGGACGACAACGCGTCGTGGAACGCACGAGTAGCAGGAGCATCGTGCACGTCGAGCATGAGGACCGACGAGACGATCATGAGGGACACCAGATCATATACCGCGTAGACTCGCTTCACGTTGCCTCACAAAGAGAAGGTGAACTGCGCATTGCGTCCGCTTCGCGGACGGGGAGCATTCCGGGGGAGGGCGCCCCGAGCACTCAACATTAGGCCGTCATCGC